TCAGTAAAGCAAAATTAGACAAAGCAAAAATTCATGCTAGTGAGTATTCTAGTGTAGGTTTGAAGTACGATTACTATATTGACAATAACGGGACAATTGATGATTTACATCACAAGATTAGTCAACTTCTAAATCCCCCCGTCGCCAAGTAACTTCTTTACGTTTAAGTACTTCAATGCAGTTGAGACACACCGACCTAAGATTAGTAAACTCTGTATTTTCTAAGTGACCATCAATATGAAAAACTGATAGTTGACTAGGATATAAACTTTTAAAGCCACATAAATCACATGTGGCTTTTTTCTTGTAACCTGCTTTTTGCCAACTAGGAATTCTAGGCTTCTTTTTGTTTTTCTTTCTACCGCATTCATCACATATACTTCTATAATATGTTTTTTCGTTGCGTGTATAGTTAACTGCACAAGAATTCTTGTTGCATGTCTTACAAATAGGTCTCATCAGTTATTTAGTTAAAAACCTTTAAAGGTACGGTTGTTGACATGTTTTAATCACTTTGTACTAAATATATGTACGTTAGGGCGTTAACCCTCATAATCATAACATAAAGGAAAATAACATGGCACTAGTATCACCAGGCGTAGAAGTTACAATCATTGACCAAAGTCAGTACTTACCTGCAGCCTCTAATTCAGTCCCTTTTGTGCTTGTCGCAACAGCACAAAATAAAGCAAATGCAAGTAATACAGGGGTGGCAGCCGCAACAACGGCAGCAAACGCTAATAAATTATATACTGTCACAAGTCAACGTGACCTTGTAAACTTATTTGGTACACCTTTCTTCTATAAAACTACAAATGGTACATCTATTCAAGGATACGAACTTAATGAATATGGCTTACTAGCTGCTTATTCAGCATTGGGTGGCACAACGAATCGTGCTTATGTTTTAAGAGCAGATATTGATTTAGGAAGTTTAGTAGGTACATTAAGTCGTCCAGTAGGCGATCCTGTTGATGGTACATATTGGTTGAACACTACTTCATCTAAATGGGGTATTTACGAATTTAACGCTACTACTGGTAAATTTACAAATAAAGAGCCATTAGTTGTTGTAGATGCAGAATACATTCAAGATGATTATCCAATACAATCATTAGGAACTATTGGAAGTTATGCAGTAATTCCCGGAGTAGCGTTAGATGAAGGTTATTTAACTACATCAACTTATTTCTATAAAAATTCAATTAATGAATGGACACGTTTAGGTGATACACAATGGGGATCAACATTACCGTTTGCAACTGGTACAGTTTCATTCCCTACATTAACTAGTGGTGATAGTTTTAGCATTACTTTTGGTTTAACTTCACGTATTATTGAAATTGATACCGGTTGGGTTATAAGTGATGTTGCTAATGCGATTAACAGCATTGGTGATGCTTATTTAAACGCTACAGTTGTTAATGGTGCTTTAAATATAGCTTATGGATTTCCAGGAACAAACGTAAGTATAATTTTAGCTGAAACTGTAAATACTCCATTAGCGGACATGGGAATAACAGCAAAAACATATTATGCACCGGATGTAGTTTATGGAACTTCTGCTGAAATGCCATTATGGAGTGCAAATCAATTATATCCACATCCAACAGGTTCTGTTTGGATTAAAACTAGTTTGACTGGTAATGGTATGGATTTGCAATTATCAAAGTATATTTCTTCAATTGATGCATTTACAAGTATTAGTGTTCCAAAATATAGTAATTTCTTTTTAGCCATAGATGATTTAAGTAGCGACGGCGGCGCCTCTATTCCTGCAGGAACAGTTATTGGAATATATTCTACCTCTGATGTAGCCCCATATGGTAAACTTAATTTATATGAAAAAATGTATACTGGACCTTCATTCTCGGTAGGCACAGTAGAAAATCCAACAATAACAGGTGGACTTAGTTTAAAAGTTGTATTGTATGCTGATGGTTCACTAGAAGAATATACCATAACTACTACCGGCGGTGATGCTCAATCATTTGCTACGGATTGGTTAGGTGCAAATATTCCAAACACTACTGCTACTATAACAAACAATAATCAAATACAATTAACACATACTAAAGGTGGTTTGATTGCAATGGTTGATTATTTAGCTGCAGGTGGACAAAGTAATGGACTATTGAACGAAATTGGTTTTGACGTCGGTGGATCAAATGTACTTTATGGAAATGATAACTCATATAGTGTTATAGGACTTTCTCCAACGTCAGATACTTCTGCTGCCGGAGCAAACGCTACATTTTCTATAGATGTGTTTAGTGGATTCTATACTGTAGCTAGTATCACTACTGGTGGTACTGGATATCTAGTTAATGACACATTAACTTTTACGGGTAATATATTAGGTGGAGTAACACCTGCAAATAATTTAGTTTTAATTGTTACATCAGTTAATAATTCAACCGGCGAAATAACCGGAGTCTCAGTTAGTTCAGGTGTAGCAAGAATTAATTATGCATCTTATGTTGCAAGTTGGTCACAAGTTGACTATATCAGTAATGAAGGTGCCCCGGCTACTACACCTACAACTGGAACTAATTGGTTTTATAGTACAGCTTCTCAAGCTGATATCATGGTTAATAAGAACGGCGGATGGTATGGTTACAAGAACATAGACTATGATGAAAATGGTCATCCATTACCGAGCGGTACAAATGCTACTGATCCATTAGGACCAATCATTAGTACAACAGAACCAACAGTACAAACTGATGGATCTGCTTTAGAATATGGTGACTTGTGGTTAGATACTAGTGATTTAGAGAATTATCCTAAATTAAGTCGTTGGCAATTAGTTGAAGGTCAAGATACATGGGTATTAATAGACAACACAGACCAAACAAGTGAAGCAGGTATATTATTTGCTGATGCACGTTGGGCAAATTTAGGTTCAGTTGATCCTGTAAGTGACCCGTTAACAAGTATCACTACTTTATTAACAAGTAATTACTTAGATTTAGATGCACCTGATCCAACACTATTCCCACAAGGCATGTTGTTATTCAACACACGCCGTTCAGGTTATAATATTAAACAGTTTAGAACAAACTATTTTACATCTGCAAATTATCCAGACCAAACATTACCAACGTACTCATATACATGGGTAAGTGCTAGTGGGTTACAAGCAAATGGTGCGGCTTATATGGGTCGCAAAGCACAGCGTAATATGGTTGTACAAGCATTGAAGGCAGCAATAGGTACAAATCAAAGTATCCGAGAAGAAGATACATTCTTCAATTTAATTACATGCCCTAATTACCCTGAATTACAACCTGATATGGTTACATTAAATAATGACCGCAATAATACTGCGTACATTATCGGTGATACACCATTGCGTTTACCAGATCAAGCCACTGATATTACCAATTGGGCTAACAACACATCAAATGCAACAAGCACTGGTGAAGCTGGTTGGGTAACACGTGATACATACCTAGGTGTGTTCTATCCAAGTGGTATTACAACTGATTTAACTGGATCAGAAGTTGTTGTTCCTGCAAGTCATATGATGTTACGTACATTATTGAAGAATGATAGTATAGCTTATCCTTGGTTAGCACCAGCAGGTACACGTAGAGGTATTATTGACAATGCTACAAACATTGGCTATTTAGATGCCGCTACAGGTGAATTTGTAGTAATTAAGAATAGAATGAGTATTCGTGATGTATTGTATACAAATCAAATTAATCCATTAGCATTCTTCACAGGTGTGGGCTTGTTGAATTATGGTAATAAAAACTCATTTGATAGTCAATCATCATTGGATCGTATTAACGTTGCTCGTTTAGTTTGTTATATTCGTGAACGTTTACAAGTTGCGGCTCGTCCTTTCGTATTCGAACCAAATGATTCAGTAACTCGTAATGAAATTGCGGGTGTCGTTCAATCCTTGTTTATTGACTTAGTTTCTAAACGTGGTTTATATGACTATTTGGTAGTTTGTGACGAAAGTAACAACACACCAGCTCGTATCGATAGAAATGAACTATGGATTGATGTTGCAATTGAACCAGTTAAGGCTGCTGAATTCATCTATATCCCAGTTCGTGTATTGAATACCGGTGAGATAGCAGGGCAACAATAATAATTTATGGCTTGGTGACAAGCCATAAATTAAGATAAATAATATATAGGAGAAATAACATGGCAACAGCCTCACAATCACTGTTTAATATGACCGTAGCGGCAGACAATGCGACTAACGCACAGGGTCTATTGATGCCAAAACTACAATATCGTTTCAGAGCATTGTTCTTAAACTTTGGTGTCGGTGGTGCAACAACAGAAATGACAAAACAAGTAATGGATATAACTCGTCCATCAGTAAACTTTGATGAAGTTACATTAGATGTTTATAACAGTAGAGTATATCTTGCTGGTAAACACTCATGGTCAGAAACTACAGTCAATCTACGTGATGATGCGCAGGGAAATATATCAAAGTTAGTCGGTCAGCAATTACAGAAACAAATGGACTTTGTTGAACAAGCATCTGCGGCAACTGGTCAAGACTATAAATTTCAAATTAATTATGAAGTATTAGACGGTGGCAATGGTATACTTACACCTAACGTTTTAGAAACATGGGAATTATATGGTTGCTTTATCAAATCAGCAAACTATAATAATATGGATTATAAATCAAGTGATCCAGTATCTATTCAGTTAACTGTACGTTTTGATAACGCAATTCAATCTCCGTTGACTTCTGGTGTTGGTACAAATGTAGGTCGTGCATTTGGTTCGGGTGGAGTAACTGGTATTGGCGGTTAATTAAAAAATGGGTTTCGTACAAAATTTACTACAAGACGCAGTAAAAAGAGTTAAAACCGAAGGCACCAATGCAGTACAGGCTTTCATTGGTACAGAATACTTGCGTGATTATACTCACGCAAGTAAAACCTTTAGAACAAATTCATATCAATATTCACCCAAGTTTAAATTTTTATTTCATGTTTACTTTGATATAAACAAAGAATATATAAGTGCTGTACAAAGTTTTCCCGAAGATTCTAATTTTGGATTAACAGTAAAAAACATACAACTACCCAAATATACGTTTGACACTACAATTATGAATCAGTACAACCGCAAACGTGTTGTACAAACTAAAATTAATTATGATCCTGTAAATATAAGTTTCCATGATGATAACGGAAATTTATTACGTAGATTATGGTATACGTATTATACATATTATTACAAGGATGCAACACAGAGTGACACTGCTAACCAAGTTGGGCCGGCTAGTCCCTTCGCTAATAAATTTGATATGAACCGTCGTAACATATATGATCCTGACATGGGCGGAAATGATGACTGGGGCTACATAGGAGAATCTTCAGGAGATCAAAAAACACCTATTGCAGCCGGCTTGGGAATAAGCAAAGCACCTTTTTTCAAAGCTATCAACATTTATGGATTTAATCAACATAATTTTGTTTTATACAGACTTATTAATCCAATGATTGAAAATTTTAGCCATGACACATACGATTATAGTCAAGGTAATGGCGTAATGGAAAATCAAATGAGTTTACAGTATGAAACTGTAAAATATTATGAAGGTGCTATCGATGGTAGATCACCTGATGCAATTGTTAACGGATTTGGCAGTGATGCAACATATGACCGTACATTAAGTCCTATCGCAAGACCAGGTTCACAAGCTACAATATTAGGTCAAGGTGGTTTAGTTGATGCCGCCGGCGGCATACTGGAAGATTTAGAACGTGGTAATTTTAGAGGTGCAATACAAAAAGCTGGTGCATCATACAATACATTTAAAAATCCTCAAACATTATTAAATGCAGCCAAATCTGAGGTTACAGGTATAGCTAATGATGCTATTACTAATAGACCTAATAGTTCTGCTAGATCCTGGTTTCCAACATTTGGTTCTAGTTCAACAAATAATAATACGTCAACAACAAAGAACGGCTCTAATACCGGTGCAACACAGCCAAAAACTCCGACTTTTTTATAAAAGATTAAATAATTATTTAAGGAATATGTATGGCTAGGATTATTGACTCACCACGAACTAACCTGGATAAAACTGTAAGAGTATTTGACCAATTCTATAATATAGATTTAGTTATTGACTCTAATCAATGGGATATTGTTTATAGCTATTGGTATGAAAAATCTCAAAGTACAAACATAGCAGAAAATTTTTCAACTATTATTTTTAGATTATCCTCAGTAACCGGAGACAATGCTTTAGATATATTAGACTATGTTAAAGGAAGTACTGCTACCGAAACAAATGCGTTACTTGCTTTTTATTTAAATAGTTCTAAAAGTA